AGGCGATCTTAGAAGCATGAACAAATACAAGACTTTCGCAGTGCGCGTGATTGCGCTTATCGCATACGAGGGACTAGCCACTTTTGGCCTGTCGGCTGGTGTAGGCATTGAGCCAATCAAGGGCGCATTGATGGCCGCACTATTGCCATTGGTAGTTGTCTTACGGGAAACCGCCAAGGGCTTGATCGATGATGGCAAGTTGACCCAAAAGGAAATGGACGAAGCCATTACTGCTGGAAAGTCTGCCAACAAAAAGTGAAACGCACCTCGATCATCATCGGGGCTGTCTTTGTCTTACTCGCAACACCAGTGATGGGTCAAGGGACTCAACCTTTTGCAGCTGCTCAAGCCAAGTCCTCCGGACTTTGCAAGGCAACCGATAATCAGTCTTACAAGTCTGGCAAGTGGACAACCTTTGCTGGGTGTGACCCTTTTGAGATTGGCGGCGATCGCTCGTTATTCTTTGCCCAGTTGCACCTTGACTGCGACAAGCGGCCTAAGTACGTCAAAATAAGATTGGCTCGTTTGTTGCCTGACGGCTCGAAAGATACCACTGGCACAAATACCTGGACTCTTGGCGATGATGCACCGCTTAAATGGCAAGGCACGATGTGGTGGGAATCCAAAACCAAGTACCCAATGGTGGCGCAATTCAAAGTCAAGGGCGGCAGCTGCGTGAGTAGCGAGCGACAGTTTAAATGGTGGACACCATGAAGCGGCGATCCCTATTTATTGCATTGTTTATTGGTGGCCTAATGTTTGTCCAGCCTGTACCGGTATTTGCCGATCAAGGATTAACCACAGTTATTTGTGCAGATCCCGAGGGCAACCAAGTTACACGCCAGATCGGCTGGGATAACTCGAACCAGTTTTTTGAGCAAGTATGTCATCGGCTGTCAATGTCAGTGGGGTTGCGCTGGCACGGGCTTGGTAATCGTCATAATGCAAATCGCCATCGCCACCCTCCCAAAGCACACCGCGACCAGAATTAGCAGCTTGTGTTGCCAAAGTGTAAGCATCGGCCTCGCCACCGCTGTATGCCTGTAATTCGTATTGCCCAGGCACATCGACATTTGCCGTCAAATTATCGACTAAGGCTTGATTGGTTGCATCGTAACTTGCCCAAGTAACCCCGTTAGGCAAATCTGACCATTTGATCGTTGCGCCGACATCTGACCAAGATTGCAAAAAGGCTTCACTAAGGATGTTTAGGATTCGAGTACCGTCAAACTCTTTGGCGTAGCCTGTCGCGCCTACGATGTGGCGATTCAGCTGTGAGAGTGGGCCAACTGCGGTGATTGAGTAGACGGCGATTGATCCCTCTGATCCGTAGGACTGTAGCGATATGTCAATGTCCGAGATAATGCCGTTAAAAATTTCCTGTGTGCCTGATGTTCCTTTGTCAATGGAAACCGATACTGACTGACTTAATGCTACGTTCAAAGGCTCACTAGCATCTGTCCAAAGGCTGATTGATGCGTAGCCTGGCTGTGGCTGGGTGGTTACATCATCGCGCCCACTGCGGATCGAGATCGATGAAATAGTGTTGTCTGCGTAAGTTGTAGTCCCTGCAAAAGTGACTGTCGGATACGGATCGTATGTTGTCACAGTGTTGCGCCAACCAAATTGATCGCGCCTGTACGGCGTGAGGAGTCTTGAAGTAGGCGTTCAATGCTACGGCGAGCAGACTCACCATCAATGACACCATTCATGATTATCGTCACGCCTGACCCTGCGCCATTGTCCGGGCGAATTGATCCCGAGCCAGTTGGCACGAATAATTCTGGACCAAATTCACCAACGCGGTATGGCTGACCACCCATGACAGGGCCACCAGCTGCACGAGCCATTGGTCCACGCGCTGCTTCCGGTATTCCAAGAAAATCTTGTACTCTTTTATCAACTTTGCCAATAAACTGCAAAGCCTTTACGCCCTTATTGTATGCAGTGGCAATAGCATTGATGCCATTTGCGACTGATTGCATGGCGTTTGCAAAATCCTGCAAAGTGGTTGATGCTTCGTCACCATCCTCTGTAATCACCGAATACAATCTGCTAAAAGCATTGGCTACTTGTCGCAATGCTGCACCAAGGCTGTAAGCACCATCACCCTCAAAAGTTCCAGCTAGTTCACGCGCTCTCGCACTTAATCCTTGAGGATCGTCACCGCCAAAACCTTTAGCAATGTCGCCAGCGGTGCTTACTACACTAAGCATGGTTGGCAACAAATTTTGACCCATTGTGACCTTTAGGTTTTCCAAACTGGCGGTAAGGATTTTTTGTTGTGCTGCTAGACCCTCTGATGTACGACTAAAGTCACCCTGAGCATCTGTGGTTTGATCCAAGATCGCCTGGTAACGGGCCAACACTTTTGATGTTTCGGTTAATTGATTCTTTTTGTCGCGCTCAAGTTCTACACCTGTTCGCAATTCATAATTGAAAGCCGCTTCATCTAGTGCTGCGGCAGAAATCAAAACGCCGTATTTTCTGATCGGTTCTGCTTCGCCGCGCATCGCTGAACCAATGGCAAGAATTGCATCCTCGGCTCTAGTGTTGTAAAACGAACCAAGATCACTTGCGAGTTTGGTGGATGAAATACTAAATTTTGATAATTCTTTGCCAGTAAGACCAGCATTTTTACCAAGAACCGCGAAACTAGATGATGCAGTCAAGGCCTCTTTTTGAGTCAGACCAAATGATTTATCCGCTGTTTTTGAAAAGGCTATAATTTCATCAGCAGTTTCACCGAAAATTACATTTGTTTTGCTGATTTCCTCATTCAAATCACTGGCAGCTTTTACTGCATCCAAACCAAACTTGACTGCCATTGCGCCAGCGGCAGCACCAGCTGCAACGAATGCGGCCGCAACCATTTTGCCGTACTTGGTCAGGTTTTTGCTAAAGCCTTTGGTGTCATTGTCAGCCTTATTAAGACTTTTGCCAAACTGGTCTACATCTGCAAGCAGATTAAGTTTGAGTGTTCTTACATCAGCCAATTTGATCCCATGCCTTTATGACGTGTTTTTCAACCGACTCTTTCCATCGCCTGGTAAGTTCTGGTTGAATTTCTTTAAGTTTTTTGAAAATGCCGTAACCTAAATTGCCACGACCTTGTGGCGCTGAACGCTCTGGGAATCTGCGACCACCATTAGCAAATGGTGCTGGCCCACCAAATTCTGAACCAAACAAAACCTGACCGGATACTGCACCGCCACTGAATCGACCTTTACTGCCACCAATTGTGACATTGGGAATGCGGTCTTTATTGGCTCTGATAGTAGCTGCAACTTTTTGTGCTTGGGCTGGCATCGGGTTCATTGTGTAACTACTTTGCAACTCGGTGGCCGACCAGGCACTAATAGATGTGACATCATCTTTGAGGGCATTTTTTGCGCCCTCATCCATTTCACGAAATGCCTTATAAAGACCACGCAAATCACGCTGATCGGGTTGGATCTTGACTGTTACTTTGTCAGCCATTGTGACCATTCCTCTCTCGTATCAGCGTGACTGCTGTGTTAATGTCTGCGAGCGACCACTCCAAAAGATCTGCTAAGGGAATACCGGTGGATACTGCTATCCGCACCAGCGCATCCCTTAGTTCTCTTTTGGGCTTTCCTCGACCACCTCAAAGGTTTCAAACTCATTGGTGACCCAGGCTTGTTGACTTGGTAACTTGGTATGCCCTTGGGCTTTGGCGGCCTTGTAAAGCATGCAAGTGATCACATCCAATGAACCTTGGCTCATCTTGTCAGCTGCTTGGCTGACTGTGTAACCGAGTTCTCTTTCGATCTCGATCCAAAGCCAAGCCGAGTCATCGCTCACTATGTAGTTGTTGCCCTGTTTTGTAGTGACTTCGTATTTCATAAGGTTTGCCCTGTTCTATTCGTTATGCTCGGGTTACTGTTCCATCCTCGACTACGAATGATAGCGAGGTTGTCAGTACGTCAGTGGCCGCGCCACCAACGGTTGGTGTCGGTTCTGGGGTTGGCTTTGGCTCAACTACTGGCAAGGGGCTTGGCTCATTAGTGACCACAGGATCAGGCACTGGCGGATCGCTCGGGCTTGGTGTCGGTGTTGGCTCTGGCA